GCTGCCCTATCATAGAACTGCATATCTCCGGCCTGCGCCCCGGAAATGCGATTAACACCTCCGGGTAACAGACTAGGATCAGTATATTGTAAAAAACTTGCTATTGCCATATTCTATCCTCCAAGATCGGGATAAACTATCCCTCTACCTTATTGATACGTGTCTACGCAAGCGATTTCTAAACCGCGAGCACGACTTGTAACACCACTTCCGAAGTATCCGAGACCTGTGATCCAAGTCTGTAATCCTCCGTCCTTGTCACCCATGCTGATGTCTAGACCCTTAACCATGACAGTTGTCAAGGCCTGTGGACCAATAGCGGCACCAACGCTAGATGCAGTTACAGCATTACCATCAATCCAACGACCGCTTACGCTAGTTTGTAGGAATGTTGAGAAGATAACTGTGCAACCATATAGGTTACGCAACATACCAGTGGCCAATAACTCATCACCCAATGCTGTTAAACCAGCGTTGATTGATGTTACGCCAGCTTGGCTACCTGGAGCATAAACAGCACCACCAGTTAGTTCACCTAACAAGCGTTGCTCTTCTGTTGGTCCAAGAATGATTGTAGGACGACCTGGGTTTCGAGCCTCACGCCATGCCTTGATGATGTTACGAACTAGACCGGAAATTGTGTTGCTGGTCAAATAGCCATAAGTGATTGTGGCTGTTGAACCTGCTGCCAATAGACCCTGTGCAGCCATTGCCTGAACACGGTTGAAGCCGTCTGTTACATTGGCTGATACATTAGGACCAAGTTTGTAGTAGACTGCTGTTTGTGTGTTAGCGAAACCAGCCTTCTGAACATCACCACCGCCTAGATCGTTAGGAGCACCAACAAAAGCGCTAGTTACACGCTGATCAACTTTTTCAGCAAAGCTCATACCTAGTTCTGTTCCTAGGTTAGAGGCCAAGTCAAAAGCTGTTGTCCAACCTAAGAACTTACTGAAAGCAGTCTGTGCTACTGCAGGAGTTGCGATAACTTCCTTAGCAGTGATGCTGGCAGTCTGTTCCAAGTTAGTGCCAGTAGAGCTGGAATAAGTTGGGTTTATTCCACTGTCTGTGTAGTCACCATAGCTGATAGGAGCCATGTGTGGAACTTTGTAGGTATTCAATTCTTGTTACTCCTAGTATTTCTACTAGTGGGGTCCTCGCTTCAGATTTCCCTCTACCACTTCTTTTTAAGTTATATGGTAGTTCAGACTATCGCTTACCCTTTTTATCGGGTCCCTCTCACTTAGTCGTTCACGGTGCTTTCGCTTCCGCCCTGTAAGCCTCTTCAGGCCGTCCAAGTCAATCAGAGTGGGTTTATTCAGAGCAATACTTGCGTTAACCCTGATTTGGCATAACAACATTTGTCATGTTGACTAGACCTTGTGATTCGTGTAGAACCTGAATTGCAGAGTTCTGGATAGTTTTTTCAAACGCATTCGCTTCTCCAGAGCCCCCGTTAATGAAATATGCCATGTTATTTCTCCTTTATGTTAAACAATGGGCTTGTTAAATGAGACATTCATCATCTTAAGATTACGACCACCGATTCCCTGCGCTTCCTTCCACTTCTTCCAACCTTCAAGGTCAGTTGATGCATCTGGAATATCATTGGGATCACGCATTACACCTTGACCAAAACGGCTTCCGGTTCCTGTGCGACCTTCATCAGCGGCTAGCTTAGGACGACTTCTCAATATATCTTGTGCCAATTGCTCTAGCGTGTAAGGATTCCCTTTTGAATCCAACTTCACAGAGCCGTTAGCGCCTTTAACAAAGTAGTTACCAGTTTCATCAAAATCTAAATTAGATTCAAACAAATTGGTGGCAATATCTAACATGTTTGCATCAAATCCACTGCGGATAGCAGTTTCTTTGATTTGGCTTTGAAGGCTAGTTCTACGCACTGCTTGATCTTTCTGTTCCAATTGTGTTTGGAGACCTTGGATCATGCTACGAAGTTCTGCCATCTCACCACCCATCTTAGGTGTTGCTTTGACTTCTTTGGGCGATACGCTGCCAGCGATATTTTGAACTAGACTTTCTACAAACTTGACAGCATCTTTGGGCTTAGAAAAGTCCACGCCTGCTACCTTTGATAGGGCCTGCAATACTTCTTGCTGTCCACTTTTGCGAATTGCACCAAGATTGGGCAAGTCACTTAAAGGAGCAGATTCAGTTGTATCTTGTGCCTGTGTGTTGTATAGGTTTTGTTCTGTTTGTTGAGCATTAACGGCGCTCGCCGCGTTTGATGTTTTACTATCCATCTTATTTTTCCTTTAGTTATTTGGGGCACTACCCCAGTGATGACCTTTAACGACCGATCATCACGGTCGAGTAATTGTTATCGGCCTACACCCAACATGACCAACTGACGAGCAATTGGATCGTTAGTTGTAACGCCCTTATCTTGTATCTCACTGTCATAGATATCATCGCTTTGTTTATCTTTGACCAATTTGTCTTGTGCATCTGCCATAGCCATCCAATCAGTAGTATTGACCTGAGGTTCTGCAATGTTACTGCCCAGTTTAGCCAAATAGGCCGCTGTCTCATCTGGTGGAGTAATCATCTTGATAATTTCTTTGTCAATGATTTCCTGTACTAGACTATTGCCACCACTTAGCTTGCTGGCTGTTTCTAACAAGGCCATACGGAACTGTAGATCCTTGTCTTCATAGTCTGTTGAATATTCAATGTCACCAACCCAGCGTAGATCCATAAAGGCAGCGGCTAGTGCGATGATTTCTTTTTCTGCGGCTTCCATACGGCGAGCACGCTGGCTTGCCTTGCGATGTAGCGCACGGCGCTCTTCAATGATTGAGATACCACTTTGTTGGCGGGCCATAGTAGTGCGTAGACTACCACGACCTGTGAAACTGTCTAAACGATCAATAAGGCTCTGTTGTTGTGCGCGGATCTCAGCAATGTCCTGAGTGGGAATGTTGAATACTTCCATTTGGTCTTTGTCACCACGCACAATACCACCGCCACCTGCTGGAATACGGATACCAGCGGCAGCACGGATCATTGGCTTGGAGAAACGGATTGAGTCAAATGCTTCACATTCTAACTTGAACATTTCGCGTTGAACATCTACTGCTTCTTGTAGATCACTAACGCCCAAATCACTGCGTCTTTGATCAGGACGAGCGATAACCTGAATAGCGGGGATAGGCATTCCCATTGGTAGGGTGAATGTTTCTATGGGATCTATAATCGTATCTTCATTCTGCGTTGCTTCTTCTTTGATCACATAGCGTTCACAGTAGGTGGGGTTCTTACTGTCACCTGCATACCACACTTTATATATGGTGCAATCGGCATCCATATATTCAATGACTTTCATATATTCCAGATAGTCACGGCCGTATTGGGTCCAATATTTCCAATCTATCACATGTTCTGCTGAACAGGTTGATAGATATGGACGATTATTCTTGGCAACTTCTGCTGGTAGGTCAACGAATACCCATGACCAACCTTCGATGCCTGCCATTGATGCTGCCTGTTCCATCACGGCAGTAAATGATTCACCATTTAGGTCAGCGTTGTGGATAAAATCCTCATACCAATCAGGAATACCAACATCACCATTGGTAAATCTGCTGAGGAAAGCAGGATGGCGTGTGGGTTCAGCTTCATAGACCACATCCGTTATTTCATCTACAATGGCCTTGCAGATTGGGATAACTGCCACATTAAGTAATTTCTCACGGAACAGAGCCGCGTCCTCACTGGGACGCTTGATCAAGGTCATGTTCTTGAAAGCAGGACCGCCTTCATAGCAGTTACGATAACTCTGCATCTGAGACATGATGGTCTGCATTAGATGGCTTGATGCTCGTAACTGTCGTATGTTTAATGGCATGGTGGATTCCTATGGTTATACCAAGTTATTTAACCAGGTTAGGCTATATCAGGTGGATTATGTTATTTAATTCCAATTATCGTCGGAATACTCTTCTTCAAACCTAGTCTTGATTAGGTGATCAATAGTGGGCACACCATCCTGTGTTTTGGGTGTGTTGGTTTCAGTTAGGTAGGTAAAGCCTGGCTCTAGATCATAACGGTCCTGTCCGTCTAGATATTCAGCACCACCAATGACATCATGCGTCATGGGGAACAGGTAGTGTATGCCATAACGGATACAATCACCCAGGCCGTCTATGTGTGCATATTTGGCATCACTGTACTTGACTAGTTTTTTACGGGCACCATCTTCGTAATGATATGTTTCCAATGCATCAAGCAGTTTGGTTTCACCTGACCATATCTTTAGGCGTCCTTGATTGATAAAGGCATTGGCTGAGTTGTCCGTATCTGCGATCAAGGGGTTTGATCTGCTGGTATTCATGATGCGGAAACCATACTTTTCTAATATAGTCTTGTCCGTAATGCCAAACTGACTGGTAGTGTCGCGGTTAAGTTGGCTACCTGACATGTCCATGATTGAATTAATTGTTCTTACAGGAAAATCTGCACGGATAGCCAGGGCCATGCCCTCAGTACCGCAGTCTGGTATGGCATAGACTTTGAGAATTTCCAATTCACCCGATGTTGAACGGATGTCTCCTCGCACCTGCGCCACAACTGCTGTCATTACCCGCTTGTTAAAGTCATGGAATGAATAAAGTTCACGACCTCTGTCACGGATCGCTTCATCTTCTGCCATGAATCTACGCCAAGCGTAGTAAAACTGATCACTGACTGATCCCCAATCACATTCTAGGTCTTTGGCAAACTTCAATGGACTTAGTAAGGCCCGCTGTTCTTCTACCCATGAACGAGG